TATCTCTAGGGAACTGCTGTGCATTAAGCTTACCGCTAGAAGAAAGACGACCCGAAGTAGTCACATGGAGATTAAATCCCGTGCGAATACGAGAATCGCGATCTAGTTGTGGTAAAATCTTATCAATGTAAGTATTTTTAATCTTACCCATTTTACGAATATTCAGAATAAGCCCAGGAATCTTATGCTGAATGCTGAGTTCTTTTAGAACTTCCGAGTCTGTAGACTCTTCGCCTTTTTCCGTCTTTTTTCCAGTCGGCGTGAGACCAACATAGTCAAACAAAAGACTACGAAGCTGAAGAGTACTATTAGGATTAAATTCACCTTTCTTCTCAATATAGTCAAGTACGGGCTGTTCTTTATGAAGAGCTTCTACTGCTTGATAAATTTCTGTTTGCAATACATCTTGAGCGATTCTAAGTCGATTTCGAGAAAAGGGAATACCAGCGTCTTGCATTTCAATAATAAATGCCGTAGCAGGAAGCAGAATATTATAGTAAACATTTTTAAATTTATTATTCTTCTGAATAAGTGCGTTAAATTTAGTATGCAACATGTACGTTACTAGCGCGTCCATAGAAGCATAAACTTTGATTACATCAAAAGGAATCATACCGAAGTTAAAATCATCTTTGAGAACGCCTACCGTCTTACGATAATTCTCAATCCAGTCATACATAGGCTTTTCATAGTCGCCGTAGGGCGTATACTTGAGCGCCAAAGACTTCAAGCCGTGCGTTCCTACCGTCTCGTCAAGTACATAATGCTCTAGCATAGTATCTTCGAACTTGGGAAACTTAAATCCGAACTGGTAAGAGAAGTACCCAATGTCAAACTTTGCATTGTGAAATACAATCGTTTTAGTATTAAAGAGATGTTGAAGTCGTTCCTCTACTTCTTCGTCTAGGACGTCGGTAGTAATGTAAACACCTTTTTCTCCATCATAGCACATTGAGATACCAAGCATATGACCATTTCTTGGATACAGACTCGTAGCCTCTGAGTCAAGTGCGACAATCTGAGAAGAAGAATTAATAGCTGCATTGATATATTCAAGAGCTTCTTCTTTGGTTTCGATACCGCGAGTAATAGTATCGTCAATCACAGCAGCTTGTACTTCACCAGAAATAATATTAATAATATTGTCTCTAGACTCTACCCATACCTTTTCTACTTCCGGCTTGAATGCCAGCATAGCGGGGTTAATAACTGGTAAAAACTTAGAGTCTACAATGCGACCACTATACTCGGTTACAGACTTAAGATTTGCAAGATACTTACAGGCTTCTGAGCCTACAAGAATAATCCAATCATAGGCATCTACATCTACGTTAAGATCAACATTTTTCTTGAGAACTTTTGCAACAGTTGCATCCGAACAAAGAGCAAGCTGATCAAATTCGAAACTGTTGTTGAAAAGTCGCGCATAGTTGTTACGACTAGCTTTTGCTTCGACAATTGCTACTTTAGCCATATAGTATCTCCTTCAGTTTCTCTACTTGATTGCTTGTAAGTTCGCCAGGATCTTTGTTATCTTTTAGCGTATGAACTTTTGCATCTATGCCTATGTTTTCTGCGATTTCTTTAACTTTACGAGCACCTTCTTGTCCTGCCTTATCGCTATCGTAAAGTATATCAATACCTTCCACGCCTTGTATTTTAAGTAAATCGAAAGTAGTTTCTTTTACTGTCGTCACTCCAAACGATGTTACTGCATTAGTAAGTCCTTTGTCGTGTAGATTTATCATGTCAAAGATACCTTCTACTAGAATGATTCTACCATTGATTGGACTTACTACAGGATACAATGGTAGAGCGGCCCCACCCGGATGAATATAATACTTTTTACTCAAACTACCCGAGTCATCTCTTCCAATAAAAGCTACTGTTCTACCTGTGATGTCTTTTACTGGAAACACTATTCTATTAATAAACTCTTTTTGTGCGCTTTTGAAAGCACCAAACTTTCTGTATGTTTCTGGAGAGATATTTCTCCAGTTTCCTATATAACTCATTGCATCTGATGGTAAGGAATAGCCAATACTTTGTTGCCGTATTACGCTTATCTTTCTCTTTACCTTTTCACGCATTAATTCTAATCTATTTGGGGTCTGTTTGTAAAGATAAAAAATATTTCCCTTGTATCCACATGCCATGCACTGGAAAATTCCTAAAACTCTGTCAATTCTCATACTAGGGTTGGAATCGTCGTGCTCTGGATTTAAGCAGCCGACTACAAAATCTTTACCGCTTACAGTAAAGAAAATCTTTTTTTGATTTAATAGTTCTTCTACTGTCATTTGTCGTCGTAAACATCTTCGCCTGTAGACTCTGCTGAATCTTTCTCAGAAGGATTTCTAGCAGACTCTGGTCCAATTTTTAGTGTTTTCCAATCTATTGCTGAAGTAAATCCTCTTACCTCTCCGTTTCTCATTTTTACACAATTAAATGTAATGCAATTATCAGTATGAGCATGAGTATCAATTGTAAAAGCTGCATCAGCAGCGTCTAGAATACCTTTTGCAAATCGCGCTTCGCCAGAGGCATCAATTTGATAAGGAGCTACAATTGGAATTTCATACTGTTGTGCCATACTTTTTAAGGCTTTACTAATTTCAATCTGTTCCGTCCAATCATACTGCCCAAACTTGGAATGATGTGTTCCAGTTCTATACTTGACTTGGTTCAAATAGTCTACAATAATTGCTTTTGGTTTGATTGTTACTACTTTCTTATCCATTTCGCTACGAATTTTAGATACTGATAGCTCTGGATCGTAGACTACATCAAGTTGTACTTCTTTGAGAGGATTTTTAGTTAATTGAGTGTGAAACTTATCAAATGAGTTATGAAGAAGATAGTCTTTATAAGCAGTTTCGCCTTCTTCAAATCTTTTCGCCCACCAGGCTGCAATTCTTTGCCATTCGAGTATAGACAAAGATTTATTTCTAATTGAAGCCATACTTACATTAGTTGCTACAGAACAAATTCTTTGAAGAATTGACCTAGAGTCCATCTCGATAGTAAAGTAAATTACGGACTCATCTTGGTCAAAAATATTTGCAGCAATGTTTGCACAAGTTAAAGATTTACCGGCCCCGCGCCGACCGCCGATAAGAATAAGATCTCGGGGAGAAAATCGCATCAACTCGTCATATTCGGAGTTTAGTCCTAGCGGAACTGTTCTTGATAGCTCTTCTTCCGAATAAAATAGATCAATTCGCCTCATATCATTTTCGGGCGTTTTCAAGTCAACTTTAGATTCTACATCTAAAACAATTGCTTGCAGATTTGATAGACTTTCTTCTGCGTTATCGACGGCAATAGAAGTCTCTAAGTACTTTTCAAGCTGAGTCATAATTTCAGCTTGAGTATACTCATTTTTTAAGTATTCAAGAAGTTGAGAACATGGAATATCTATATCTTGTGTTTTTTCTACGATATAGATTTTTTCTAGCGTTCGACGATCTCGAACGGAGAGCTTTAGATCGTCAAAATTTGGAAGGGTAGAAAACTCTTCTACATGGTTTTCTATGACAGAATACACTCTGCTAAATTCTTCGGGCAGATAGTGCTTCTGCAGACTGGACCAGGTGTCTACATCTTTATCAGTAATGATTTTTTTGATGAGCACACTGGCTAGGTTCAATTAAACTCTCCTATATTTTTAAGAGCGAGAAAAAGGAAGCGAGAGCCTAAGCCGCTCGCTTCCTTTGACAAGAGTCAATCAAACTTAGCCAGCAGCTTTTTCTTTGCGAGAAGCTCCATCGTAGTTTGATGCCACCAGACCGCGACGAGTAAGCATCGTCTTAACACCGCGAACAGTCTTGCCAAGCTGCTCTGCAATATCTTCCACCGACATGCCCGTGATATCACCCAGAGCTTCGAGCGGGTCTACCTGCTCTGCTACACGATCACGCTGCGGAGGAATCGAGTCGATAGCGCCAGACCGCAGAAGCGAAAGTGCCTTACCACGAATACTGTTGACTTCGCGCTTGAGAGCCGCAGCAATTTCTTCTACATGCGAGCCATTTCGTGCCATACGAATAAACGTAGCTTCTTCTGCATCACTGTACGTTTTTACTACTTCCGGCTTCGGAGT